GGCTGAGATGACGACAATGCCGGAGCCGCCGGAAGCGCCAGCAGGACCACCGCTGCCCCCGCCGCCACCACCTGTATTAACTACACCTGCTGTTCCATTTGCGGGATTAGAACCACCATTCCCTCCAGAAACTCCTGGTGTTCCAGGACCGCCTAACCCTGCTGGTCGACCTGATGCGGAGCCTCCACCACCTCCGCCAGCGTAAACAACTGATACACCAGTAATAGAATTGGCTAAGCCTAGTCCACCAGCGCCTCCTGCTAATGGTGTCGAATTGCTACCTACACCTCCAGCGCCTCCACCTCCACTTCCAGACGTGCCACCTACAACGTTACCGCCATTATTACCTTGAGAAGGAGAAGTGGCTGGAGTGTTACCTGCTCCCCCGAAACCGGCGGCGCCGGGGTTAGGGTAGCCCCCGCCGCCACCTGAACCCCCAGAACCTCCCGATTGACCTGGACTGCCGCCACCAAAACCCCCACCTGCGCTAGTAATGGTAGAAAAAGTGGATGACCCACCTTGAGTACCAGCTCCACCGCCACCGCCCACGGTTATAGGGTAAGCGCCTCCATTGATAAGAACACCACTCCCTATTCGATACCCACCAGCACCACCACCTCCGGCTCTGGGTGCTCCACCACCTCCACCCCCAGCTACAACGAGATAGGATACCAATGATGCGGGTATCGCTAACGTTGTTGAAGCTGTAAACGTAAAAAGCTGCGCTGGGCCGTACTCCGTTTGGTAGATGGAGTTTCTAAGGACAACGTTACGAAGGACTGATGCCATGGTTATGCAAATTTGTTTTGCGTTGCAAAAACAGTGAAGGTTGCTGCGGCGGTCTCAACAATCGTAAACGTATAAACATCCACGCTGTTGGCGTTCCCTGCTATAGGTGCAACACCCGTAATCCATTTAGGCGTTACGGCGGACCCATCAATCTGAAAAGCATTCGGGTAGTAAGGCGTTGCACCGTTTGTCACAAGCAGTACAACCTCTACCGACTGCCCAACTGACATATAACTTGCTAGGCTGATACTTGAATTGCCACGGAAATTAAGCGTGAAGTTTGCCGTTGCGTCGGTGGTGTAATACTGCACAACCTGCGTGATGACATCGTAGTTTGTTGTCGCACTCGGTGCAGCAGCCGTGATCGTGGCAGTTTGTAAAATTGCTCTAGTGTTTGCACCACCATACTTGTTGATCTTGAACTGCGATGAGCCATTGCGCTGTAGGTCAATGAACGAGCTAAGCGTATCGGATGCAGAGTCTGCAACGTTTAACTTAAATCCCGTTGGGCTTCCCGTCGTATTCCATGTCGCTGCAATATCAAACAGCGCCACGGCGCTTGACCCACTGATCGAGCCTGAATCTGAAAAGAATATCTGTGTGTTGGCAGGGGTTGATGTGGCAATGATCACATCACCCTGGATCGTATCCATGTCACAGAACGAATTGGTTGCGCCTGTGATGGTGCTTACTGTTTCGTTGGTGACTGTGAGCGAGGTAACGGTTTCGGCGGTGGCAGTTAACGAAGTAACGGTTTCATTGGTTGCGGTTAGGTTGGTAATGGTGCCGGTTGTTCCAGTAAACCCACTCGATACACTTACCGCCGCACCAAAAATACTTGAAGCTGCAAAAACATCACCATCTTTATCAACACGAAATCGACTGCTTCCACCAACCTGTAAATCCAACAACAGTGAATTGGCACCTGATGCAGTATTGGTAACGTTATATTTAACAAGGGTCGGCTCACCTGTGGTGTTCCATACGCCGCTCATGTCGACCATAGGAACGGCGTTAGCACCGCTTACTGAATAAGCCTCACCATAAATCAGCGTGACGTTAGATGTGGAATCAGCGGCGGTGAGGGTCTGAACAGTAAGGTTGTTGGCTATGTTTAAAACATCAGTCGCTGTGATGGTGTCGGTTGTGATAGACCCCGTCACCGATACCGTACCTGTTACCGTTAAGAGGCTGTTGACATCAATACTGTCAGCGTCAATGGCGCTGTACTGAATAACACTTGCCGTATCACCATACACAGCACGTTCAGCAGGATAAGTGACAAAAACATCCTTAGTCCCTGGGCCAAACGCCACCAGCGATCCTGCGTTGGTCGAAGATAAAACGACATTTCGTGTAAGCGTTGTGCCGCTAGAGTTGTAGGTTCCAATACCTACTTCCCAGTTACTGCCACCCTGCTCTGCGATGGTGTAATAGGTCTGATTGCCATTACCAATAACAGCAAACGATTGAAAGCCGGTGGATGCACCGGCTAGCGTGAAAGCGCCGGTGCCTTCAGTAGTCGAAGTTTCCTTGACACGGTCTGCGACAACAAGAGCCATGAGCAGCCCCTCTTCATATTAAGCAGCGTTGTTAGAGAGGCTGTAAGTCACATTCAACGTATCGCCGCTGACCACGTTACGAACCGATGAGAATGCGCCTTCTGAAAACAGAATGCCTGATGTGCCGCCAACCACCGAATCCGAGGCAACAAACGCACCGTAAATCGTATCCGCACCCGTGATTGAGAACGACACCGCAGAAGCTGCGATTACCGAAGGATCGGCCTGGGTCGGTGTACCAAAGGTCAACTGCTTGCGTGCGCCTGAGTAGTTTGCAGACTCTGTCCATCCCGCATGTGAGGACATCGAATCAGCAGCGGCAAGCGTCGGCGCAGGACTATTATCAATCAAGCCCATGAACCACGCGGCGCTGTAAGACGTTCCGCTGAAATACTTAGCGTTCATGTCGGCAAGACCTTGGTTCACCACAAGATTGTCGAACCCGTCTTCCCATTTAATGTCGCCTAAGCTGTCGTAGCACTCCACCGTGAAATGCCCACCGACACGCAAGTCATCGACGTTGTCACTACCCATGGATACGGTAGCCTCAAATTGATCTTTCTTTGCTGATCCGTCTTTCATAATAGCCTCTCAATTGATCCTAATAATGGCCGAGGTAAGATTTACTGGCGGGAAGACAACACTTAGGTTTTGCCCCAAAGCAGATATGTCATCCCCAAAATCTAGAACACAAACAGCCTTGTTCGACTTACTGCTGTTGTAAATCAAAGCCCCGCGACACGTCAAGGTCACCCCTGTAAAAACAGCAGGTGAGACAAAACTCAAGTATGCAATAACGCCGCTGGTTGCTACGCCCACATTGGTGAGTGTAATCCCTCCCAATGGGTAGTTTGTCCCACTTGTGGATACTTCGCCAGAAGAAGTGTAGACAGTGGTTGTGGCTCCGAGTGTTGCAGCGCTGGTGTAAAGCGCAAGCTTAAAGGTGTCACCGCCCACAGCGGAAAAGTTATGCACGCCTTGAGCAAGCTCTTGCTTGAAACTTGTGCAGGGGGTTTGAACGATAGCCATTAGCCAGTCACCGGTACTCTAATTTGACCTGAACGATAAGCATCCTGACGCTCTTTACCGTCGCCAAGCTGTTTCAAGAGATTCATGGCCTCTGCGTATTTGGCTTCAACATTGGCTACAAGGTCTTGTTCACCTTTGTTAAAAAGGTAGGCCTCACGGAGCGAACCATAGAGCAACACTGAGTCAAAATTATCGCCAAGCCAGGACTGCCCTGCGGTCACGATCGACTCAGGATAGTAGAAGTAGTGAAGCTCGACGGTATAAATCGCATCGGGCGTCGGACCAAGAATAAAGGTCAACTCTCTAGGAGCACTGTAATCAGGGCCAAAGAGCGCGTAATACTTGGGGATGGCCGCGTAGGTCGGAGAGGGGTAGACCTGACGGATGTAGTTGACGTCTTTGTTCAACAAGTACTCGTAGTCGCCATCATCGTTGACCACGGCCATGCTGTACACCGACAAAAAGTCTGAGGGGCATTGCAGGTATTTATTGTTAGCAGTCGTCAAACCCGTCGAGTTTCTACGCAAGCTTGGGATCTGAACGCTGTTATAAATCCTCTGCTCAGCCTGCTTAATGAAGTTATCGACGTTCGTTGTTGAAAACGTCGTCTCCATGTAATTCTGAATCTGGGTTACAAGCTCGGAATAGGTCATGACAGGCTCACCGTAACATTGCCTAATTCAACATCCAGCATGATAGCCTGTGCGGGCGTTTCTGGCACCATGCCAACCGAGGCAAAAAACGAATTGCCTGGGGCTCCCAAGTAAATCGTTACAGGCTCAATAATATCGGGCCTTGGTTCGTAGATGGCAACCGCATCACCTGCTGTACGAATGGGCTCAAGCTGTGGATGCTTAGGCTCGTAGCACTCAGGGCAAACCTTAAATCCCGTCCACTCCTTGCGAAGCACAAGGTACTGGTAGCGCTGGCCGCATCGGTCGCACAGCGCTAGGGAGTATTTGCCAGAGGCATAGCCGCCCATGGTCAGTAACTCTGCACATCCGGCGTCAAGAACACACTGGCACGATCACGGTCCTCGGCAGCAGCGCGGAAGAACTCCTCTTCGTAGAAATTCTTCAGCGTGCCAATACGCTCGGGCGCACGCTTAATCGCGATGTAGTAGGCAAGCCCTGCGATGAGGGCAGGCAGGAAACGGAAAGAGATATCCGCTGTGTTGGTTGCCGCACCAACATCCTGTATACGACGGATGCCGTAGTACCTAAAGGTGTAGACCTGTGATGTGTCAGGAGCTGGATAGATAAAAAGCTCGGCAGGTACCGTGCGCTGCACATAAAACTGCGCGGGAGTTCCCGTTTGCAGTTTATTAGGCAGATGCAGGTACTCGTTCTGGCTGATCCGATCGAGCGTAATGTCCTGCTGATTGGTGCCAGATCCCGTGCGTAAAACAGCAGACAAGACGTCCACCGTGTCGCTGGGCAGTGAATACTGCGGGTCGCCCGGATCTAGAACTTGCTGTCGCTGCTCAATCGTCCAAAGATTCAGCCCTCGGTTGGCCCATTCGGCAAACATCAAGTTCAGGGAACGACTCGCGGTGCGAATATCGTATCCTGTGCGCACCTCCAGACCACATCGCTCGAAGGCCTCTTCGATGATGTCGTCAAACTGGAGGTTGAATGTCGCTGTGCCGGAGGTCGCCATCGTTTAGTCGCAAGCTGCTCCGCCCATGCGCATCTTCTTCACGCCTTTCATGGCCATGCGCTTGTGCTGGTTGACCGCGCCACCGTTTTTCATCATTACGGGACCGGTCTTGTCACTGGTTTTAGAGATCATTTTGTTCCGGGGGCCGCTCTCTACAGCGCCACCGCCGCGCGTTGCGCAGCCCATTCCACGTCCAGCCATGATTACTTCCCCTTCTTCATTTTAATGGCCATACCGCCCTTCTTCATGCCATGCTTGGCCCCAGGCATCATGCTGCCATCAGGCATTTTGTGCATGGCACGACCCTTTGTGTCGGCTGTCTTGCGCTTCATGGCACGGCCTTCTTTATCAGCCATGCCCCCTTTTGCGTAACCTTTCATCATGATCAATCCCCTTGTCGGTTAACGAAACTGCGCGGTTTTTGCCGCGATTGCCTTAGGTTGCTTTACAAACTGCTTACCTGCCTTCTTCCCCGCGCGTTTCGCCCGCGTGGTTGCTGCATATTCTGCCGGAGTCAGCGATTTAATGGCAGCTTCAGGAAGATAGCGCTCACCCGTCTTGCTTGACGGCTTGCCGCTCTTGGTGCGCCATTTTTGGTCGCCCCATTCCTTTAGCGATCGCTGCGGCGCTTTCAATTCTTGTACCCTCCGCCCGCTTCTTTATACTTTTTAGCGACTAATTGTGCCTTCCTCGCGGACCACTGCCCTGCGCCTGTGCCATGTGTCGCAGCAGCCTTGACCTGGGCCACAATCTTTTTGCGAAGACTAGGCTTGGTGTAATTACCAGCAGCATTAACCTTCGACTTAGTGGCCATCGCTATCTTCCTTTTTCCGCGAGGGCATCAATTTTTGCTTCAAGCCGTTCAAAGCCTGAATCAAACCGTTCCATAATTCTTTCAAGGTCCGCACGAACCTCTGCACGAGTGATGTGATCACGAGCGATTTCCTCCCTCGTTCTATTAAGCAGAATTTGAATGCGCTTCTGCTCGTCGTGGTTCATTTTAATCATGAACATCACCAAAGCCACAAAGAAAGACGTGACCAGATTCCAAACGATAACACCGGTGTCCATCTAACACTTCCATCGTTTTCGAGCTTGTCTGATGCGGCTGTTGGGATCTTTGGCCGCTTCCGGGTACATCTTCATCTGACCTGCCGACCGAGCGCAAAAAGACTTTCTGCGTGCAGCGTCCTTGGGGCCTGGGTTGTCTGAGGTGACGGCGGTCTTAAGCTTACTGCCAGGGTTCGCCTTGCGGTAAGCTTCAACACCTTTTTTCGTCATCCCGGCACCTTGCTTAGTCGGCCTAAAGTTTCCACTCTTGACCGACGTCGCAATGCCCATGCCCTTGGACTTAGCCATCACGCTGCTGCTCCACCTTCAAACAAGAAGGTTGCCGAAGTGATCTCAGCGGAACTGAACGTCGCATGAACGCCGTCTTCAAACAAGATGCCCATGTCAGGGATGATTAAATCCTGAGACCCGGCAGAAGCAGGCGAAGTCATGGTCAACTTGACCGTGCCTCCTGATCCGCCGCTGCGTAACGTCAGCGTTGCAGGCGTCGCGGTATGGGTAAAGTACAAACCGATAAGACGCGTGCGCCCGTTGATCGCCGTCGCAGTCGTGGTCTTTTGGACCGACTGGATATTACTGAAGCTCATGTGAGCCTCCTATTAGACTAGGTCGCGGGCCTGGAGATAAAGGACCGTCACTGTCGCAGCACCTGCGGCACCGTTACCGTTCTGGGCGGTGAAGTCAGCAAGTACCTGGATGTCCGTGGTTCCAACGTCAGTGGCTTCTGTGTCCAGCGTGCCGCGTGTCGTACCGGCACTCTTGACACTGGTGCTGGGGATGAAAGCATCCGCGTCGGCGGAAGTTCCTACAACAACAGTTGCGGTCCCTGTGTCATCGTTTGCAGTCGTGACGTTAAGAATGACATCGATAATCTGCGAACCGGCAGGAATCGTAGCAACAACTTGATCGGCAGCGGAAGCACCGATGATGTCAATAACAGCCGATTGACCCATTACCACGAAACCGACATTTGCAACATTAGTGCCGACTGTCGTACCGGTGGTTTGGGAAATAGTACCGGCTTTAACTGGGCCGGAAAAAGTGGTCTGGGCCATGAGTTCCTCACATGCGATATCGGTACATCAGTCTGCATGTCGTCAGCCGGGA